GTCCTGTAGTAGGAACACCGATTGATTTTAAAATTCATTCGGAATTTGCATAGAAAAGGTATGCAAAAACCCTACATATTCTTGTATATGTTACATTTGTAAATACAAAATAAAAACAAAACACTTAGATAATTTTGTTCTTAGCTTCTTTGAAATTAATAATGATATGACACTTAGATAATCATTCATTATTATATTACATTCCAAAGGCATCATTGAATTTCAATGGTATTATCCAAAAAGAGTATCTATGATATCTTTAGTAGCATTACCAGCAACCATACCTAAAGCAGGATTACCAAAAGCAGATCCTAAAATAGTACCTATTTGTGGTGCAAATCCTGTTATGGTATTGCCAATATTCATTGCTGTTTTCTTTAATATGGATAAAAGATCGACCTTGGGTTCTGGAGATGGCAAAACAGAAGTGCGAGCACTCTGAAAAGCAGCAAAACCTATAGGATCTGAATCTGAAGGAGTAACTGGTGCTTGTAACAATTGCAATTCAAAGAAAGCAACTGCACGAATTCTAAAAGTAATTCCAGGAGTAGCACCAGAAACAAAAATTCCGATTGGGTAGTAATAATTACCTATTATGGCATGATTTATTGATGACATATAATTATCAACATCAGCATAATCGAAATTTGATGAAGAAGTTGGTTCATACCGTGCATAACATCGATTTTCACGAGCATTAGCACAAACCTGAGTCCTATGATTTGTACGAATTATTCCTATATCAACTTGAGGAATGAATTTAAGTCCATCCCATTGTATAGTAGTAATAACACCTGATTGATTAAGTAATTGTCCAGTATATTCTGATTGTATACCAGCAGCAACCAAACGATAAGCACCTGCCTGAATTTGAATTCCGGTAAATTCTGAGTTTGAATTGTAACCAGTAACATCACCTGCAGTTATATCAGCAGATCCCCAAGTATAGGAACCTGAAGTATAAGTACTTTCAGTGACAACTACAGGATAATCTGATGTCGTAAGATTAAAGGCAAAGTTATTAGCCACCATTGTCCAAGGATTGAAAACTGCAAACCCTACACCTCCAGTTCCCACAGTCATATCCACATCTACAAATGATTTAAATTTGTAACTTGGAGTACTTATAGTATCTGGAATGCAAGGCATGTTAACTATATTTGAAAAAGGATCAATTGAAGCTTGAGCATACCTCAACAAACAATCAGAAAATTTAATTTTTGATTGTTGTATTGGCATTTTCTTAACTTGCGTCCTTTGTTTATTTTTAACAGTTCTTGGAATTAGTGGAACTAAGACTTTTTCTCGGTTCATTTGCATAGTATGTCTTCTTACATACTGTTGATATTTTTGTTCTTTTTGTTGTTTAGTTAATTTCTGATTTGAGAAAGTGACAGAATTCACTTGAAGATAATTTTGTTTTGAAAGCATTATCTTTTCGCATGGCCCCTTAAAAGTGTCAAAATGGATTTCAATCTAATAAATGAATCATCTTTTCTATGACTATAAATTTTATATAGTATAGGATTCTTATTTAATTTACATAAATAAAATTCTTCATTTGTTAATTTAATATTTTTCTTAAGTCTATTTTTTGTAGTCTTAAATATTCCATCAACATCTAAATCTTTTCTATCTATATAATCTGGATGATTTAAAGATTGAAATTCTTGTAATTTACTTTCAATGACATAATTTTCATAATTAATTTTCCAACAGTCGGGCATAATCTCGAAAACTGTTGGTAAATGAAAATTATTGATTGTCATATTATCAATTTCATTTTCTATTCTTAATTGTTGTGCAACAGTGACTTGAAACATTTTCTCCATTAGTAATCTGGTTTTTACACCAGGTTCACCTTTTGGCAATGTCCCATCATTGTATGCATTTTTTGCATCAAGAGCATACTGATATTGATAATTATTAACATGATCAATTCTAAGTTCATAAGCTTCCAATAAATCAAATACCTTTCTGCCATATTTATACAAAATAGGACATCCAGGATATTCATATATTAATGAAAGTGCTTTTGAGCGTAAAAGCGAAAAATAAGTTCTTTTTGAACAAAACGCATATTTCCTAGTAACCCAGCTCAAAGTAGCTAAAGGTTCTCTAGGATCTCTAATATTATAAAGTTCTTGGGGATCATAAACTAGTCCGCAGAAACTACCTTCGGAAATATCTTCAATAAACTCCATTTTAACATTGAGTCCCATTTTGATATAGTAGTCTGACGGTATTCTTGAGCTTAATCCAATAAGTGCATCATCACCTTCAATAATAGGTCCTGAAAATTCTTTCTTATAATACTCACATGCAAACAATAAAAACATCAAATTAGAAAAACCATTTCCTAAAGATGTATTCATTTCACCACTCATTCTTTTTGCATCAACTTTAACTGTAAAATATTTATTCTTAGCAAAATTTTCTCCTGCTAATATACTACATATTAATCTACATCGTTGTTGAGCATCAGGATTCAGTGATGACATGTAATTATATAATTCAAATTCACAATCATCCATCATATCGGTTGTAAAACAACTTTCAAATGAAGTATAATCTGTACCTTGAAATTGTAATAAATTACTATTCATAAAATCATTGATATATTGAGGCCTTTCATTCTTAGGAATTTTCTTAATAAAATATGGAAGAGCAAATAACTTCT